GCTCCACCAGAATGGGTGCGTTTAAGCACTCTATATGCGTGCTTCAGATTTTCACTAGCTGTTACCCACTCTAGGTTTTCAACTCTGTTGTCATCTTTTACCCCGTTTATGTGGTTGACTTGTGGCTTATTGTCTGGGTTGTCGATATAAGTCTTAGCAACTAACCTATGCACTCGGTGCTTCTTACCATCCAAGCAGACAATACTATACCCGTCTTTGTCATGGTACTGTTTTCTCTTCACACCATTAAGATATACGTCGCCATTTCTATCAACAAAGCATCTGCTCATTATTCAACCTATCTTCTTACTAACGTGAATGGTACATTGATTTTGACATTGCCATTTTTATCAAGCACGCCTTGTTCAATAAGCTGTTGAGTGTAATATGCTACTGAGCCGTTCTTACCCCAAAGCTTGCCCTCATCGTAGCCAAGTTTAACTAGAACTTTAGAGAAATAATCTCCTTTGACATAACTATAAGTTACTTTGCTAGTGTCTACTGGGGCTGGTGCTGGAGTTGGTTTTTCATACAGGTGGTTATAGCCCTTTGGTCGGAACGCTCCTGCAAAATCACGTAAACTGATATTAATGATATTGGCAGTAGAGCCACCGCCAGCACAAGGTGTGCCACCTTGGTTGGTAGACAGCAGAGTAATGTAGCCATTGTTATAGTAGCCCATAGCCATACCAATATGACCCCATTGACCACCGTTAAACACTACAATGTCACCAGGACGGAGTTGAGTAGCGTCCCAAATCATATCGAACTCACCACCGGCATTATATTCCCAGCAATTCAGAGTTCCTTTAGCAGCACCTGTGCCACAAGTGGACAGATTGCGACCAGCGTAGTTTTGCCAGAACAGGTTAGCCGTATCGTAGCACTGGCTTCCGTAAGCACCATCAGTATCTACGCACTGACCAATAATGGCGTTCTTAAATGTTTCTGGCGTAGAAATATCTACCCACCAACCACGACCAGTGTCTGTGCCTTGGTCTTCCATTTCGGTCATTGGTTTGTTTGTGTCAACCGATTCCACACTCGGAACGTCAACCTTTTCGGTCGAGTTTTGGAGAGTAGTTTCAGCCCCTTTGTTTTGATCCTCAGAATACTCGATAATAGCTTCTGGGGCTTTGTTGTGCTCGTTCACGACGATGACGGTGGTCGTAATGCCAGCAGCAGCCACGAGAGCAGCTATGATGGCTATCACAATACCAGCAAAGCCTTTGCGAGTTGTGTTCTTGCTTCTTGCCATATATTCTCCTTTTAGCATTAAAAAAACGACTCCCTGCAGAGTCGCACTTATATTATAGTCTTATTATACCATAGTTTAGTGGCTCATGCATTTTATGCACCAACCACTAATGTCGCATTTTAGAACGCATCTCAGAGCGTCTCTGTTCTCTTTTATTATGCTCGGACTCAGCACGCCACCTCATCATCATGGTGTCTATGAACCACTGCGGCGTGTCGTTGAGCTGCTCATAAGTCCAACCTGTCTTTTCACAGATAATAGTGTCCGCCATCTCGGTTGGGATTGAGGCATTATCGTGAGATAGACTAGTGAGATACTGATGACCCCACTGGTCTATTGTTTTGGGCTAGGTGTACCTACGCCCTTCTGGATTTCTTGAGCCTTGTTCAGCAATATGTTGAAGTCGGCTTCGTCTAGGTCATCTATATCGTCTTGTGTGATATTTGGACGGACTTTGTCGCCAAGCTTGACCAAAAGACCAAGCACAATCACGTCATTCGTGTTTAGTGCTTGATCTGCCATGACGGTGATTTCGGTAGCGTCGATATCTGCCTTCAATTCACGTCCAGCTAGCAAAGTAGCGTTAATCTTACGGCTGATGCCGTGAGTCATGTGTGGTAGCATCTCTGCTTCCACACCATTACTAAGTTTAATTTTGATATTCTCTTGTGCCATGTGGGCTTCTCCTTTCTAGAGTTATTTATTACGTAATGTTGTGACTGGTAACTAATGTAGCTTTGATCATATAGCCAGCGTTCAGATCTAACAGAGCCATTGCATCGAATGTCTCGGTAGCAGTATCAGACAGACCAAGTTTTGTCTCATAAGTCGATAGTTTGACCTTTGGCAAGACGAAGTGCAACGAAGTGTTGTTGGTCGTACCAGCTTTGTTGACGGTATCTACGAAACCGAATGAGATGGCTTTAGTGGTGTCGTTGTTCGAGATAGCACGGTAGGTTGTATCAGTATAGAGCTTCTCTAGTGATACGCTAGCTTCAAGGTCGCCATTAGCAAATGCACCGTAGTCCTGACCGGAGTCAGAAGTCTGCACGCCGTCCACGTTCTTAGAAACGGTTAGGGTAGCAGATGTAAATTTGGTAGCAACAGGTGCAGTAGCTAGGTCTGCTTCGGTGTTAGCAATCTTAAATTCTAGGTGGTTAGGCATGAACTCGTGGTCTTCTGCAAGTGCCGGAGTAAACGCAGTTGCATCTACCGAGCGTTTAGAGATGACCGAAGCGGTAAGGCTTGCGAAGTCTGATGGAGTCCACTCGATTTTAGCTTCGTTTAGTAACGCACATGGGTAGTAGACCGGTGCGTTTGGATCGTTCACGAAGATAGTTTCAGCAACGTGCTGGTTGTTGTTTGCCATAGTAAAGGCATAGGTATAAGAACCATCAGCGTTAGCAGTCTTGGTTGGTGCTTGACCAAAGATCCAAGTCAAGTAGTAGTATAAACCCTTGTACCAGAGTTTGGATTTGATATCACCTTCGCCGTGTACAGAGGTAGTAACAGAGTCGTTGTATTTAGCGATATTGCCGAAACTGGACTCGTTCTGGATCGTCTCCTTAACGTCTTTTAACCCAATCTCTAGCCAAGGCACAGTGTAGGCTGGTGCAGTAGCTGGTGTTACGTAGTTAGTTTGTGGCGCTAAGCCAAGAGCGGCGGTACGTCCTTTAAATTCAGCCATTATTTTTCTCCTTTCACTTTTTTAACAGCTTCTTCCATAGAAGAGGCTTTGACTGACTTGCCCAAGCTAGGGCAGTAGTAGATTGTTTCTTGAGCTTTTGGCTCTTTGTTGGTTTGGTCTTTTGCCATAGTATTTCTCCCATTAAAAAAAGCGACCCGTAAAGAGTCGCACTTATATAGTCCTATTATATCATATATTTTACGCCAAGAAGCTATCAAACTTGGCTTAATTCCATTATATCATTATGGGTTATGCGGCGCAACCTGATCATACGTAGCTTGAATTGTGATCACGCCCTCAGCAGTGATGATGCCAGCTCCTCTCTTCTCCATGCCTATGCCGTAGTTGACCGTAGACTCAGTTCCAACCTCAATCCAGAAATTCTTGGTCTCATAGAGGCTCTGGTTGGCTCTCAGAGCGCCTAAAACAGAGTCAGGCTTGAGTTGCCACGTGTTTTTATCCTTTCCAGCCACAAATTCAACCACTTGTTCGTGAGAATCAGCTCTAGCGGCAGGCACAGAGCGCTCTCTGGTCATATCTACCGCCACCGTGATCTGGATTGTCATAGTATTGCGCAGCGTCCCGTTGGCAATATCTCTCACCATCTCGTTATCGTAGCAAACGAAGCCACACGGCAAGATGTTCTTCGGTATACACATAGAATCGCCACTATGCCAGCGTCCCTTGAGCTTTTTCGGACCGTATTTATCTAATAAGTCAATAATTGCTTGTAAGATCGGGTCATTATACATTAGAGCCTCCTTGTATTTTTAGATAACTATTCAGAATACGACCGACTTCTGCTTGAGTTTTCCCGTCCTCAATACCGACTATACCACGTCTTGGCATTTTCCTAGTGCCAAGCTGGTGGAATTTGGCGTAACTGACTGAATTTACAACAGTAGCAGACGTGCTAGTAGAAGTACTTTGGAATCCACGGCTTAATTTGCCAGTCTTATGCAGTATCTCCCACGGATATGTTAGTTTCCTAGACGGCCAAGAACTGCCGAATGTAGCACCATGAGATTTGAAGTTGTATTGGTGGCTTTTAATCATCATTGAAGCGATACTCTTGAATGCTGGTGACATATTGCCAGCTCGTCCTTTGATTTGGTCAAAGTTAGCGATTACGGCTTTATCTCCAACGACTCTGATATCTACAGGCAAAGACATCTCTACGCTCCAGTCGGCAAATCACGTTCATAACACGAATCAGAGCAAGGGCAGCCCGTTCTGAAGCGTGGTTCTGGGAATAAGTTCTTGTCTGACACGGCTTCTACCGTCCCTGACGTAGCGTCTTCGCCACAATTGCCACCGTGAGCGATAAAATCTTCCAACAGCTGTTTAGCTTCTTCAATTTTCTTGTAACCGTCCTTAGATGACTGCTCGTTGTCAGTATTGTACCCATATTCACGAGCCAAAAGCAGACCAGCAGTCCATAAACGAGTAATCATGGTGACGGCAGCCGGAACTTCGGTGGTATACGGCGCACAAGGGTCAATAGTGCGTACTCTCTGATAAATCATGTATTCTACGTCATCTCTGATATGAGCAACATAGGCTGGATCAACTGGTGAGTAGTGGTAATCAACCTCAATCGTATCGGATGCCGCTAGAGTTGCGCTGGTTTGGAGTATTCCGTCAGTTGCGCTCGGTATGCTAATCACAGTTACAGCACTACCATTCTTGTAAAGCTTCACGTCAGTAAGAGCAGGCACAGCCGTATCATTAGTAGCAGAGATTAAATTACCAAACGCCGTCTGGACTCTGTTGGTTGCCACAAGAGTTGGCTGCTCTTTATTGACACGCAACACGAAACCAGCCTCTTTGAGGATATTCAGAGTAGTTTCATAGATTGGCAGAGTAGGAATAGGCATTAGATCCCCTTAGCAATAATAGCGGCAACCTTTTGCTCAGCGTCTTCTTGGCTTGTAGCGGCAATCTTGCCGTAGCCAGCGACTAAGTAGTACTCTTCTTTTGGAGCTGGCTTAGCAGCGACCTTCTTAGCTTTTGGTGCGGTTTTCTTAATAGTTTTAGCCATTTTATTCTCCTTTCTAGTTAAAACATTGTCTTTGGGCTAATCTGGTCGGACGGTATACATCCAACCAGTTAGACCGAAGATCTAAGCGCCAGTCGAACCGACAATCAGTTTAGGATTGTGGTAGGCGGCTGCGAAACGACCACGAGTGCCCCAAGAGAACACGTCTTTGTCGAACGCACGATCAGAGTTCTCGTCGTTCTTAGCGATGATCTTGTCAGGTTTGACACGATAAACGAACACTAATGGGTGAGAACCCTCTTTGGTGCTGAGCACGTACCAGCTGTTATCCGTAATATACGGAGAAACAACAAGTTTCAAGCTCTTGTAAAGCACGTTGGTGCTACCGCTAACCATCTGGGAGTTGAGGATTTCCTCAGCAGCAGATTGGTTGTTAGGACCAACAACCAAGGTGTCAGCGACAAAGCAGAGTGGCTGACCTTCGCCGTCAGTCATCTTCGAGAGCTTTTCACGAGCAGCTTTAAGGTTGGTAGCGTTCAACGCACCAGTCTGCAAGTTGCCACGATCAGCGTGGAAAAAGGTCTTCCCATCGCTCATGTTGGTGGTAAAGCCAGCCATGAGAACGTCAGCAACCATTTTGATTGGTGTGCGGCGAGAAGCGACAGCAACGGTCTTAGCCATATCAGTGGCGTAGCCGTAGGTATCGTCTTCGATATCTTCACGTTTGATATCGATGGTGCGCTCGTATTTCTTTGGTTTCACGATTGTGATCAAAGAACCGATGACACCAGGGACACGCTCAGATTTGAACTCACGCATCAGACCGAAGCCATCAAGAGAGGCAATCTCGGTGATAGCGTGCTTGGTGTGGTGTTCACCATAAACAACAGCGTTCAAGTTATCTTCAACCTTGTCGTATTGCTGTTGGTAGATGCACTCAATACTAGTACCGATAGCATCTAATTTTGCTTTATTGATTACGTTTACAGACATGTGGTAACCTCCTTAGATTTTCACACGAACTTTAGCGCCCGTGCTTCCAGTTACGGTAGTTTCGACTATTTTACCGAGTTTGAGATTTTCTGCGTCTGTACCAGCAACGTGAAGAGCGACAGAAGTGTCATCTCCACCAATCTTGACAGCTTTGCCAAGGTCAGTAGCGGCAACAGATGCAATGTTGAAGTCAAACACGCCTTCAACCCACACACGGATTTTGTCACGACCAGCGAGAGCAATTTCCGCAGTGCTTTCCATAGCGACCCCCAGAGGGATATCACCAGATGTACCTGTACGAGCAGCACCAGCTGAATCAACAGATACGATTGCGCCGGCATAGATGGTGTTAGAACCAAAAGGAACGTCAATCAAGACACCTTCTTGGCGACCATCAGCACGGTCTTGTGTCAAATTAGCCATACTAATTCTCCTTCTCTTTAGATTTTAGTAATTCTTTCTCCGAGATACCCAACGTAGCTGCGACTTCTTTCTCGTCAGCGGTTAGTTCAGGTTTCGGATCGCCATCGCCTCCTGCGCCTTCCTCTTTGTAAAGACTATGCGCAGGCGCACTCTCTACAAATTCGTTAAGCAATTCAGCAACTGGCTTCGATTTCCCTTCGGCGTAAGCAACCTCTGTGCTTTGACCTGCAAGTGCCATAAACGCTTCTTTTTGGGACGGCACTAACTTACCCTCAGCGCAAAACTTATCAAAAGATAGCTTAGCTTTCTCTTCCATTAGAGCTTTGCGTTCAGCGGCAATAGCTTCACGCTCTTCAGCCAAGACATCTTTTTCTTCATCGACATGCTCTTTACAAGCAGCCTTTTTCTTCTTCTCTTCTTCCTCTTCTTCAAGACGGCGGCGTTTCTCTTCTTCGTCCTCATCTTCAGGCGCTTCGTCGCCCTTAGTGCCACTACCAACTTTGGCGGCAGCTTTGAGTTCTTCAGGTGTCGGCATAGACTCATCTTTCTTGTTTTTCTCGTCCTCTGGAGCTTCTAATTGCTCTTCAGGGCTTTTCTCTTCTTTCTTTTCTTCTTCTGTTTCTTTTTCGGCACTCTTTGGTGCTTCGGCTGAATCTTGCTCGGCTTCTTCTTTTTTGCCACCGATAGGACCGGCAGCGAAGATTACAGCCAAGATCTCATCAACCTTGTCGGCTGGCACGTCTACACTTTTACCAGCTTCAATCACGGTTCCGTCATCAAGAGTGACATCGGACTCAGTATCGTTTTTGATTGTGATAATCATGATTTGCTCCTTTGATTAAGTTGTTGCTTCTAGAAGCAAATACGACTGCAACACGTCAAAACACGAGCCCACACGGCATAAAAAAAGTGCGACCTTTACAGTCGCACTTACTTGCCCCTATTATATCACAGAATGGCGTGTAATTCCACGGAATTAAAATCCACTAGAGTTGCAGACCAGCTTTTTCGACCTTATCGGCGAGCTTGGCGTCTTGGATCTTGATGCCACGAGGGTTGGTCATCTTCTCTCTGAGCAGGAACTGCACATAGTCCTTTTCACCGTAGGTCTTCTTGTAGTCACGCAGAATCTCGAATGTCGTCTTGCCGTTCACACGAGAAGTGCCGTGTTTGTTTACTTCCATCACGACATCTAGCCCCTTGTCTAGGTGGCGGTCGTCTATGATGTAATCTTTTTGGGTCATATTGCCTCCTTATTTAGTTTTATTATACGTTAGATCAAAGCGTTTCGCTACATCTGCTACCGTATGGTCTAATACCCAACGAGCAGCAACTGAATCGCCCTTCATCTTGCCATTATTAATCTTCGCCAACGCTTGCTGATTATACTTGTTGTAGGCAGAGTCATAGAACTGTTGCAGCTGGGCAGCATCTGGCCATCCAGACTTGCCCACCTTCAGAGAGTAGTCACCGCTAGTAGATACAATCCTGATTTCGTCGTATGGTCCAGCGTTGATGATATCGGTATCAGAGAACGACGAGCCACGAGGGTGGTTATGGATCATGATCGAAGCCTTATTATCACTCAAATACTTATAGAAGTCGTCGATATTGTTAATACTGACCGCAGCCGCTTCGCCAGAGCTATAATCTACAATCTTTTGCCCCTTGTTGTCAAATACAGCCAAACTCTCAATCTTTTGACCCCTGATATTATCTGATACTTCAGCGATAGTGTTGCCGTTGTCTTGGTTGTTGTAGGTAGCACGGCGCAATGCGTTAGCTTTAGTCTCGCCGTTCTTTACTAGCCCCATCTTCTCCAGTTCAGGTCTCTGCACGGTCTGAATCGTGTTAATTTTAGAAACATCTGATTTAGGACCAGTAGCCTTAGGCGTGCCTTTACCAGACATTCTCACCCAGAAACAGTTGCAGTTGATATGCACATGCCCAGGCTGTATTTCTAGACTATTTTTTTCTTCGCTAGTGTAAGTTGCACCGTCCATAGCCATGCACGTAGCACAAGTATGTTCTAGTAACGCAGTCCACATATATGTTGCCACTGCTTCATCGTCAAGTGCCTTGAGTTCAGCGTCTAATGTAGCATATACGTCGTTCCTGCCAGCATTCATACCTTGCGAGAATATCGTCCCACTAGTGCCGCTGACCATCGTCGGTATAAGCGATAGGGCAGCACCGATAATCATATTCTTAAGCAGGTCTGACTTGCCTTCTGCTCTTACGACCTTTTCTTCAGTCACCGGCAGTTTCATTTTCTGTTCAGCGATCATATCTTCAATAGACTGCGTTTGCTTCTTTACTATAAAATCTACATACTGGTCTACATGCTGCTTCTCTAACTCAGTAGTCTTGGGGGCTTTTACTTCTTCTTCGTTGCTCGCCCCGAGCTTGCCGAAGTTGTATGCTTGTTTGTAGGTCTTGCGAACCAACGATACGTATTCATCAGGCAGCTTGATTGGCTGCTCTGGTTGTCTAGCAACCTTGCCAAGGTAAATGCCAAGTAATTCAGTCGCTTTCTTTTCAAAATCCTCCTTTACTTTAGTGGATTGTCTGTCAATAGACTCAAAATGTATTTTTCTTTCGCAGTCATAGAGTTCTCTGCGAAATTTACCGGCAGAATTGCCTTTGTCCTCCTTGTCCTCTTTTACTTCCTCTTTTGTGGGCGCTTCAGGCGGTGTTTCAGGCGGTTCGTCATCAGAGTTGGTATCTACATCATCTGTTGGCTCTTGTGGCTCTTCTGGTGGCTCTGGTGGGGTCGTTTCTTCGACTCGTTCATCTGTTCGTTCAATTTCGAGCTGAGTAGCGACCTTGTCTTCAATTCCAGCCACAATATCGGCGCTGAGATGGTCTTTTTCGATTAGCTTGGTGAATGCACTGCGCAAAAGCTCGGTATTCTGGTCTGTGAGGTCGTCAAAGTAGAATGTTGGGTAGTGCCTTTGTCCTACTGGGTAGTTTAGGTCAATCAGGTCGGCAATCCAGTATTGGTTGATATGGTCTACGATCAGTTTCATCGTGCCTTTGAGAGCAATCATAAATAAACTAGACTGATCAGACGACAAACTATACGAACCGACGTTAGATGAGCCTTGTGTGCCGAGTAGAGAGAAGCTAGCTAGGAATGAGCGTGCCATTTCAGAGTTCTGGCGCTCGATAGCTTCGTTTACGTTGGAGTTATCACCGCCCTGTAGCTCGTCAACCTCAAATCCTAGTGGAATAGAGGCAGTTGGGTGGCGCTGACCGAGTAGAGCCAACGCTCTAAGGGCTTTTTTAGTGTCACCGTTAGATTTCAGGGCTGCTTCACCGATACGGCGCAAGATTTTCGGCTTGATAGCACTATTTTGGATAGAAATAGAGTCTAAATACTCAAGTTTCTGCTTTTTGTCCCAATTTCGCCAACAAGACTTGAATGCTGAGCGACCATAGTAGTTATCATCGGCTTTGGAGTAGGTAAATAGGAACGTACGGTCGGCAGGAATGTCTACGTCCACCTGTTTTTCACCGAAACTAGCCCGTTGGTGGACTCCACCGTAGCTATTCTTGTCGTTTATCATGATTTTTACGGTTTCAGCGTCACGTAGAGCCATTTTCTTGATCACAATCTTGCCGGTCTGCTCGTCATACTTGTAAACACGCTCAAATACTTCAAACCCGTCAATCAGAGCGTGCAACATCTGCTCTAGAATCAGAGAGAATGGGATATCCATGCCACCTTTGTGGGGTAGCTCAAACAAAGCACGCTCAATAAACTTGGCTTGCTCGCCGTCTACGTCGTCTTCAGATGGCTTGACACCAAAAGTAGCCGAGAGAATCGGCAAAGTTACGATATTATACAGACTGTCCACCGTAGCGTCGGTATCACGCATATTGCGGTAGTCTTTGATTCTGATTTTGTCCTGTCGCTGGAGTTCGTTGTCAAACGAGCTGATTACAGCGTCACCAGACACACCTGATTCAGACGTGCTAGGCATTACAGGTTTAGTTTCTTTTTTCTTCTTCCTGTCGAATAGTCCCATTATGATCCTTTCTTCTTAGCTTTATTGGCAATCCGATCGTACCAAGCGTCATATTCTTTCATCTTGCAGTCGATATCAGAGTTGCCACCGTTCTGGTGGTAGATATCGTATTCGTAGTGGATGTTGACGTAGTTTCGTGGTGGCTGCTGCATCAGTTCCACCGACACTTGGTCTTCGAGCATCATCTGGAGAATAGCCTGTTTGGCGCTAGCCATCTTGGAATGCTTGAAATTGCGAGAAGATGTAACCAGAGTAACCGCCGCCGGAACTCCGGCTACGATCAGTGATGATGCCAAAGTAAGCGCCCACTCCATTTACGCAGTCCTCTTCCAGACTTTGATTGTTGTTGTCTTTGGCTTTACTACCCCACCATCTACATACGTAGAATTACTATTACTTGCGTCAAAATGAACACCTGATAGGTCGTGCATATACCCAGAAAATTCTACGCCATTTGAAGTTTTGCCTGTAAGACTAGCACCATAAAGACAATCTTCAAAATTACTAACAATAGGAACTCCTGTTGAGTAGGTAGCAATACCGAACTTTCCCTTAATGTTAGGTAGTTGCTCGTCTTCGTTAGTTTTAGCAGATTGTGCACTGCTAACCTTGAAGTATCTATTTTCATAGCTTGAAGATACTTCTGTCCATGTGGCAGTAATTCCTGTTGGTACGCTTGGAGCTTCAAAAGCTATAACTTCTTTGCCTACAGGGTACATACCATCGTAGAATGTTTGAAGTGCAGATTCGGTTAAAACATTTTTATTATTCCACACTAAAGAGCCATTGGTTTTCCCAATTAATGAAATACCGTTTCCTGTATTTAAGACAAAAGTTTCTTTCCAATCGGAACTTGGATAATCTTGACCATGGAGTACAATAGATGCACCTACTGATTGACTTGTCCCACCAATTATTCTAAACGATGTATTGTCATCAACAGTTATACGATTGCCGTCACCATGGAATGTAATGTTGCCAAGCATAGTCCCACCAGTCAACTTAAGGTAGTCATCTGGAATCCACCCAGAATCTATTGGCACTTTAGCATCTTTTTTCTTGCTCTTGATCACCATCCGACAGACTTCATCACGAGCAAACAAACGAGTTACGTCGTCCCATTCTGAAGTCTGTATAGCATCAAAATCTACAAAAACTGCGTTTTGTGGTGCAGCTCCATCCGTTGGAACCCAAAAGCTACGGCTAAATCCTGCTGGCACGGTCAAAGAATGTATGAGAGTATCGTCAATATATAATTTAATTGATAGAGGGTATTCTGGGTTAGGCTCTTCTTGTATTATTGCGTCTGAAAAAATACAAACATTAGTGCTGGTGTAAGCGATAGTATGAGATGTGTTGCATACTACATATTCACGCTCTGCTAACTCTCCACCGAGAACGTTACTTATCACACCGTTTTCAATAGTGATACCAGTGCCTGCAGAGTAAGAACGTTCTGGATAGACATCGTTATATCCTATGTAAAGAGTGGGTTCGTTACACTCTGCACTTGTAGTAGGAGTTTCAATCTCCCACAAATCAGACATTGAATGATACAAAGTTCCCAAAGGCGACGTAAGCCCTGTATCAGAGTATAAAGGAACGGAAGCTCCTCCAGCAGGTAGCGTGGAACAATAACCTACGATTGAGCCACTTTCTGCCCTATACACACCATAGTCTTTTTTCTCGTAAATATGGTTAGTAATATGTTCGCTATCTGTTCCTGTAAATTGGAACGTATCAATAGAGTCTGTAGTAGCCTCTGGAAACGTGTCAAGTTGTGGCAGATAGTCTCCTTCTACGAGTTCATAGCAACTACCACCGCCCAAACTAGCTGTTTTCGTGCCACCAGTATTTAAATTTTTGACAATTATCTGAGCACCATTTTCTCTGCATTCCCAATCGTTATTTAGGTCTGTACATTCTTTATCGTTATAAAGTTCACTATAAGCCGAAGTTGGTGGATCCATTCTATATAGAACGTTGCTATCAAATGAAACAGAATAAGCTTCTACGTGCTTTTTATAAAGTGCGAATTTTTTGTAACCAGACTCATCGCCTACATATTGAAATGAGATAGGAGATGTAGTTGTTAAAGCAGGAAACGTACTAAGTTGTGGCACAAACTCTCCTGCCATTTTGTACACTTTCCATACAACAGTCCCATCGTTTATTTGATTTTCGTTCCATGTAGGAACTACGCTACCAGTTTTTCCTGCAGTAATGCATTCAAGGCAATAATCAATCTTTCCAGGATAATAAACTTTAGCACCTACAGAATAATTATATGAATGTTTTCTGATTGACATTATATTTGTTAACGTGTCAGCATCAATCAATCTTCCTATTTTTACTGTACCTTGAAAGAACTCACTAACAGTCATGTTTGAGAACTCGTAAACTTCTACATACTTAGAAAGATTGTTTATTGCTTCTACTGGTCTATCAACACTGGAAATAGTTACTATGTAATTACCAGATACTTTTTTTAGAGTACCGCTAGCACGTACTGTACATTCTTTATCAGTATATAAAGGGACACTAGCCCCATCAACTGGTAATGTAAGTGTATACCAAATAGTTCCACTTGAGCTTGAAATTACAACTTCATATGCTCCAACTTTTTTCTCGTAAAAATGATTTGTTTTATGAGTAGCATCTGTACCAACAAATTGGAATGTTTGAACAGAGTTAGCGTCAGCAGTTGGGAACGTCTTGAGTTGTGGCACATATTTACCAGACTTCAAGTCATAAACAGTCCAGACCACTGTTCCGTCTGTAATAGTGGTAGTCCCAGACTCAATAGTAGATGATGGCCATGACGGCAGAGTAGATCCAGACTCACCAGCAGTGGTACATTCTAGCAAGTAGCCAGTCTTGTTTGGGTAGATCACCCTATTGCCTACTACATAGTCTGTTTCTTTTTTCCACGGACAAAGTGCTTCTAGTGCGTTCACATTCTCAATGTTAATAGCCTTTTGGCGACTAGCAGTTCCACTCAGAGATTCAGAAGCAGGTGCATCGACCGGCGTTTCAGAAGTATCTTGCAGAATACCAATATCCACAATCCAAGCACTGACCCCGTCGTACATAGCACGATCACGAACAGTGTTGAACGTAATAGTATTAGTGCCGTCCGTAACAGTAAACGGGTAATCTGACTCTGGCACAGACGGAGACGGCTTGACATAATCCTCAAGTTCCAGAGGTGTACCGTCTGGACGAGTAGTCGGCAGTGCCGTGGTTGGCGTCATGTATCCACAAAACAGACCGGTAGGTGTTTTACCTCCGTTCTCAGCAATATCTTTTAAATAGACGTGCATTTTTGTGATTGGCTCCGGTAATCCGGTAGTATCGCCAATCGCTGCAGCGTGTGCAAATTGTTCATCATAGTTTGAGGGTTCTGGTAAAGTCATGTTATTTTTTCTCCCATTAAAAAAAGCGGCTTCTTAATGAAGTCGCACTTACTTAACCCTATTATACCACAAAAAGAGCGGACGGTCACTAAGACCGCCCTTCAAGTTTACGCAGTATAGCACGCTCAAGCTTCAAGCACTCCACAGTCTTTTCTACCTCTGGTATTCCGTCCAATATATCTATAAGCACGTCTAAACGCTCCCATGGTGGAACGACCCGATCTAGCTTATGACCGCGTAGCTCGGTGAACGCTACATACGCCATCTCGGCATACTCTTCAGGTAGAACAGGGATATGCGGAATCATCTCGTGGATCAGACGGTGTGTGTGGTCTGCCGGTATCTGCACGATGAAATAATCGTTAGACCGTAGCTTGCTGGCCCAAAAGCCTTTAGACCAACGCTTACGCTGCCACAACAGATGATGGTTGTTGCATCTGAGCTGTTGCTTTTGGCTACGCTGCGCCGCTCTCCGTCTAGCTCTCCGCTTAGCTCGTCTACTGCGTCTTCTCTTCTTTGCCATTGT